ACGAAAGAGGAGCGTACAAAGACGGACAAGACACAGAGATGCGTAACAGTCATCGCTTGGCTATTGCACCTAATGCTAACTCAAGCATGATTCTAAGCACCTCCCCAAGCATCGAGCCTTGGAAGTCCAATGCGTTTGCCCACAGAACCAGAGTAGGCACACATCTAATCAAGAACAAGTACCTAGATAAGAAACTCTGGGAAGTAGCTAAGAACTTTGGGCATGACTCAGATTGGGTAGAAAAGCAATGGGAAAGCATAATCCATAATGAAGGTTCAGTACAGCACTTAGGATGCTTGAGTCCTTGGGATAAGAGTGTATTTAAGACAGCGTTTGAGATTGACCAACATTGGGTGGTACAACATGCAGCAGACCGTCAACCGTATATCTGCCAAGGTCAGTCGGTGAACTTGTTCTTCCCTGCCGGGGTTGAGAGACATTATGTAAATTCAGTACATCTGGATTCGTGGAAGAAGAAACTAAAGGGGTTGTATTATTTGAGAACATCGTCAGGACACACAGCAGAACAGGTGGGGCGTAAGGTTAAGCGTGAAGCCCTTAAGGATTTCGTTGAAGAGAATGTAGAAGAGGGGTGCTTGTCATGCGAGGGCTAACCAGACCATCAATAACGTACAAACCATTTCAGTACCCTTGGGCAATGGAGATGGCAGAAGACCATGAGAAGATTCATTGGGGTACATGGGAAGTCAAGCTACAGGAAGATGTTAACCAGTGGAAAGGGAACGACATCACCCCTGACGAGAAGCATCACATCGTACAGATATTGCGTATGTTTACTCAGTCGGACGTACAGGTTGCACAGAACTACGCTGACCTATTCATACCGCATTTCAAGAACAATGAAATTCGTAATATGCTTTTATCGTTTGCGAATAGGGAGGGTACGCACCAACGTGCCTATGCCCTCCTTAACGATACATTGGGGCTAGATGAGTCTGAGTACAGCGCATTCCTAAAGTACAAACCCATGTCGGATAAGATGGATTTCATAGCGGCAGGGGGTGGTACTCCTTGGGATGCTAATGAGGTTGCTTATGCACTCGCACAAGCCTGCATCAATGAGGGAGTAGGTCTATTCAGTTCCTTTGTTATGCTACTTAACTTTCAGAGATTCGGAAAGATGAAGGGCATGTGTGAGGTGGTCGAGTGGTCTATCCGTGATGAGACTAAGCATGTAGAAGGCATGGGCATGCTATTCAAAGAGTACCTTAAGGAGAACCCTCGCATAGTCGATGAGGAGTTTAAGCATTACATCTACGACACCGCAAGGGAAGCGGTTAGGTTAGAGGATGAGGTCATTGACTTAGTGTTTGAAAGTGGTGACATGGAAGGTCTAAAAGCTGATGAGGTAAAGGAGTACATTAGGTATCTGACAGACAGAAGGCTTATCCAGTTGGGTCTTAAAGGTAACTACGGCATTAAGGAGAATCCCCTACCTTGGGTGGATTGGATTGTTGCAGGCGATAGCTTCAAGAACTTCTTTGAGGGTACAGTAACAGACTATAACGCATCGGGCATGCAAGGGGAATTTGGATGGGGCTAAGGAAGTGTGCTAACTCCAAATGCCCTAAGAAGGACACCTGCCAACGCTACTCGTTCAAGGGGTTCAAGGGATTCAATATAAAGATGTCCTTGTACCCCGGAGGGTCTTCATGTAACCAATATATAGAGGGTAATAAATGGACAGTATGGACCACAGGAACCTACTAGGAGGGCATTTGTTTGTATCAGACTCTCTGGTATCCAATCTACAGGAGCAGTTTCCTGACAGGTTACCCAGAGATGCAGATGCTAACTTAGATTTTCTAAGGGGGCAACAGTCGGTAATCGACTATTTAATTAGACTAAACTCAGAACTACAGGAGAAGTGAAAAATGTGCGGAAGTTCGCCAAGTCCACCACCACCACCACCACCTCAAGCAAAACCTGCTGCTATTGCATCAGTTGAGGATACTGCCCCAACGCTATCCCTGTCCAAATCAAAGACAGGCGATAAGAAGAAGAAGGGTCGTAAGCAATTTAATCAAACAACAAACATCTCAACACCGTTAGACAATAGTGGGTTGAACATACCGAAATAGGAGTATGAATGGAAGAGCAGTCAATCGCTGCGTCCGTTGCAAATAGGTATCAACAACTAGAGACTTACAGAACATCGTTCTTACAGAGGGCAAGGGATGGGGCATTAGTCACCATTCCTTCTCTCTTCCCTCCTGAGGGTTCATCAGGATTCACCACGTTTCCCACACCCTTCCAGAGCATCGGAGCAAGGGGTCTTAATCATCTCAGCAGTAAGCTACTTGTAGCCTTGCTACCCCCCAATGCACCTTTCTTTAGACTGACTCTTGATGACGCTACCTTAGCAGAATTAGGACAAGATGATTTAGCGAGAGGAGAAGTAGAAGAGGGGTTGTCTAAGATTGAGAGAATTGTAATGCAAGAGATTGAAACCTCTGCATTAAGAGTCCCTTTCTTTGAAGCACTTAAGCAATTAGTGTTAGCAGGCAATGCTTTGATATACATGCCAAAGGATGGGGGGATTAGAATCTTCTCCCTAGACCGCTATGTTGTCAAGAGAGATGCGTCAGGAAACATCCTTGAGATTATAACCAAGGAATCCGTTAGCCCTCTGATGTTGCCTAAGGCAGCCCAAGAGTTGCTAGGTGAAACGAGCGATAACAATAAGTCACTAGACTTGTATACCTATGTCAAACGAGACACAGGCAAGTGGACAGTTGTCCAAGAAATCAAAGGACAAGTCATACCGGGTTCACAGGGTACATATCCTAAAGATAAAAACCCATTCATCCCACTACGTTTCAACCGCATTGATGGTGAAGATTACGGACGAGGGTTCATCGAAGAATACATTGGTGACCTACAATCCTTAGAGTCTCTAACCAGAGCAATCGTTGAAGGGAGTGCGGCTTCAGCCAAAGTTCTATTCATGGTATCCCCTAACGGTACAACCAAAGCTAGAACACTTGCACAAGCACCTAACGGAGCAATCGTACAAGGTTCAGCACAGGACGTATCTACGTTAAGAGTAGAGAAACACAACGACTTTAGAGTTGCCCTTGATGCAGCAGGTAAGATTGAAGAACGCATGGCGTATGCCTTCATGCTTAACACAGCAATCCAGAGAAATGGTGAGCGTGTAACAGCAGAGGAAATACGGTATATGGCGCAGGAACTTGAAGGGGGTCTTGGAGGACTCTACTCCATCCTTTCACAAGAGTTCCAACTACCCCTCATAAACCTCTTACTACAAAAGTTAGAGCGTACAGGCAAGTTACCTAAGCTACCCAAGGACACACTCAAACCTCAAATCACTACAGGTATGGAAGCGTTAGGTAGAGGTCACGACCTCAATAAACTCTCTCAATTCCTACAGGGTCTACAACCCTTGGGACCCGAAGTAATTCAGTCAGAACTAAATGTCGCAGACTACATAGACAGGCTAGGGGCATCTCTAGGATTGGATACCAAAGGTCTTGTCAAGTCAGAAGAAGAGAAACAGGCTATAGCGCAACAGCAACAAAGCGCACAACAAGCACAATTTGAACAGCAACGAGAACTCTCTGCTACCCCTCATGTCGCTAAGGAAGCGGCAGGTGCAGTAAGAGAAAAGCTAAATAACCAAGGATGATGAATGGCAGACCTAAATGAACTCAATACTCATGCGGAAGAACCTACGGAAGACCAAGACTATATTGACAAGATGGTTGCAAAAGCGGATGGCAATGCGCTCCCCCCAGAAACTCAAGAGGTTGAGGAGGAGCAGGGAGAGGAGACTCCTGAGGATAACTCTGATAATCAAGAGGAAACACCTGATTGGTTGCCCGATAAATTCAAATCACCAGAGGAACTTGCCAAGGCTTATTCAGAACTGGAAAAGAAACTAGGTGAAGAAAAAACCGAAGAGACAGAGGAAGGCACTAGCGAACCCTCTGCCCCAATGGATTATGAGAAGTTACAAGAAGAGTTCATTGAAAAGGGAAGCCTTTCGGAGAACAGTTACGAAGCGTTAGAAAAGATGGGCATCCCAAAACATATCGTGGATGCACATATCGAAGGGCAGCAAGCCGTTTCAGCAGGTATTGAAAATACAGTCTTCTCCCAAGTTGGAGGTAAAGACCAGTATGTTCAGATGATGGAATGGGCAACCGAAAACCTTTCAGAAGCAGACCAAGGACTATACAACGATAGCATCAATACCAATGACCTCGACCAAGCACTCTATGCTGTCAAGGGACTCCATGCACGTTACGCATCGGAGGTTGGTACTGAACCCACATTAGTACAAGGGGATTCATCCCCATCCAGTACAGGTGCTTACGCATCTGCCGCAGAAGTTAAGAGAGACATGTCAGACAGACGCTATTCAACTGACCCTGCCTTCAGGGAGAAAGTTGCACGAAAACTAGCAAAGTCTAACGTCTTCTAAACAGACGCACACCGCACACAAATCTACCGAGTATCTCTGACCCAATCACGATTGGATAATCACAGGGAAAGAAGACCACAAGTGCAAAACATACACTTTATCAATACTTTACAGGTAGAAAAATTCAATGGCATTACCACATCAAGCCCCTAGTAGATTAGGGCAACTAAACGCAGCAGGCGATAACAGAGAACTGTTCTTAAAGTTATATGCAGGCGAAATCTTAACAGCGTTTGAAGAGCGCAATATCTTCTTACCACTACACCGCACTCGTACCATCAGCAATGGTAAGTCGGCTAGTTTCCCAATGGTCGGTACGGCAACTGCCAAGTACCATACACCGGGTACAATGATTGAAGCTGACCAAGTTAAACATGGTGAGCGAGTAGTCACCGTTGATGACTTGTTAATCAGCACACAGTTCATCTCAAACATTGATGAAGCAATGAACCATTACGATGTTCGTTCTATTTATTCTAAAGAAGCAGGTATGGCACTTGCTAACCAGATGGATAAGAACATCTCAAGAATTATTGCTAAGTCAGCATCCATCACAACTAAAGCCCTTGCTACATCAGCAGGTCTTGCAGGTGTAATTGATGATGAAACTTACACATCTAACGTAACCATTGGTACAACAGCAGCACACGCTGTTGACGGTACTAAGATTGCAGCGTCTATCTACGCAGCGTTAGCTGAGTTCGATAAGAAAGACGTAACTGGCGATAAGGTTTGTGTATTACCACCAGACCAATACTACTCATTGTTCAACGTGGAAGCAGGTGTTAACACATTAGCTTACATGAACAAAGATGTGGGTGGCTCAGGTTCATTCTCTTCAGGTCAAGTCCCTGTAATTGGTGGTGTTAAGATTCTTATGTCGAATCACATCCCACAGGTCAACGAGACAACTGGAACAGGTGACCCAGAACCAATCACTTCAAGTAGAACAGCAGCATACCGCTCTGACTACAGTAAGCTAAGAGGTCTAATCTTCTCAGCAGATGCAGCAGCAACCGTTAAGTTGTTGGACTTGGGTGTTGAGTCTGAATACCAGATTGAACGTCAGGGTACATTAATGGTAGCTAAGTACGCATGTGGACACAACATCCTCAAGCCTGCTTGTGCCATCGCACTGAACAAGATATAATATGAACCGTTAGGGGTTAGTCTCCCTGACAAAGTTAGTAAGTTAAGAGAAGCCCCCTTGATTAATTTCTTGGGGGCTTTTTTTATGTCACAAGGAAACGCTATGCTACCAACAAGTAAACTGGAAGCTATAAACGAAATGCTTTCTTGTGTGGGTGAAGCACCTGTTAACCGATTAAGGTCAGGCAATGTGCAAGCAGAGATAGCAGAGAACATTCTGGAGTCCACATTAAGGACTCTACAGGTTAGCGGATGGAATTTTAATACCGATAATAAGGTCACAATTCAACCAGATTCCGCAGGTCACTTAAGACTACCTGCTAATACATTAAAAGCAGACGCAACAAATACCACAACCGATAACGGATGGGTTATGCGTAACGCTAAGATGTATAACAAGACCACCAACACATACATCACAGAACAAACATTAGAAGTAGATTTAGTTCTACTCCTACCTTTTGAGGAACTACCTGAGTCTGCAAGACAATATGCAACCTTACGAGCAGGTAGGTTACTTCAAGACAGAACAATGGGCGTAGGTCATCTACACCAATTCAATATGCAAGACGAACATAATGCCCTAGTAGAACTCAGGGATATGGACGCAGCAGTAAACGATTTTACAATATTTGATTCATTCGACACTTACCAAATCATTAATAGAACAGGGGGCAGAGTAAGATAATGACATTTGTATCTAGTTCTATTCCCAATCTAATCAATGGGATTTCACAGCAACCCTCCGCATACAGATTAGTTAGTCAGGCTAATGAGCAAATCAACGGGGTATCCTCTGCGATAAAGGGTTTATATAAACGACCCCCTACTCAGCACATAGCT